GCATCGTGCTTGGCATGGTGTCCGTCCGTGCCGATCTGCGGTATCAGCAGGGGCACGAGCGGCAGATGTTTGCGAAAAGCCGCTATGAGATGTACTGGCCCGCGCTCGCGCACCTGGGCGAGCAAGCGGTGCTGAATCGTGAGATTATGTGCCAGGGTAACACGGCCCAGGACGATTTGACGTTTGGCTACCAGGAGAGGTACGGCGAATATCGCTACAAGCAATCCCGGATAACGGGTGCGTTCCGCTCCAATCATCCGACGTCGCTCGATGTGTGGCATCTGGGTCAAGACTTCGCGACGTTGCCGACGCTAGGTGCGGTGTTTGTCAAAGAAGATCCGCCGATTGATCGGGTGATCGCTACGCCAGAGGAACCGCATTTTCTGTTTGATTCGTGGTTCGAGCTCAAGCATGCGCGTCCGATGCCCGTGTACGGTGTCCCTGGAATGATTGACCATTTCTGATGTTGCCTTTGATTGCGGCAGCGGCTCCCGCGCTGATTGCGGGGGCCGCGTCTGCCTTCGGTCAAGCGTCCGCGAATCGTGCGAATCTCCGAATCGCGCGTGAACAAATGGCGTTTCAGGAGCGGATGTCGAACACGCAGTATCAGCGCGGGATGGCGGATATGAAAAACGCCGGTCTGAATCCCATCCTGGCGTATCAGCAGGGGGGCGCAAGCTCCCCCGCGGGTGCCTCGGCGCACATGCAGGATGCGATCGGTCCCGCCGTGTCCCGCGCGATGGATGTCATAAGGTTCCGAAAAGAGATGTCCATGCTCGACGAGCAAATCCGCACGCAACGTGCGGTGACCCAGAAAACCGAAGGCGAGGCGCAGCTGCTGTTGCTCTCGCCTGCAAGCCAGGGTCGGGTGGTCGACCTGGCGAGCGAACCCTATGCCGTGACCCGGCTAAAACACCAAATCAATCTCCTCATCTCCCAGGGCCGGCTCACCGACGCGCAAGAAATGGTCGCCAGGTGGGGAAAGGTTCCGGGCATCGGTGGTTCGCTCAAGTCCTACGTGGATACGGCTAAAAAGTGGTTGGGCGGTGATAAACCGCGCTCTCTCCTCCGGGAATCGGTCGATTTCACCTCGGGCGCGTTGCGCCGTGGCGTCTCGAGTTCCCGCGAGCTCGCTAATTACCTCCGCTATGGGTGGTGACGATGTATCACAATTTGAAGCGCCCGCCTCGGCTGCAGGTGGGCGACTGGGGCCCCTCGCTGACCAAGCAAGACCAGGCGAAGGGGTGCGACATTAACGTGATTATGGAACGCTATAAAAAGACGGGCATGGCCCCCGTGTCTGCCCGGACGCCGATCTATGGCGATTATTCGGCGTTTACGGATTTCCGTGGTGTCATGGATTCCGTTGTCCAGGGCCGTCAGTGGTTTGAGGCCCTTCCCCAGGATGTCCGAAACCAGTTCGAGGGTTTCGAGGATTTCGTAGAGTACGCCGGTACGATGGATCCGGACGAGCTTGCTCGGATGGTGGCTGTTAATCAGCCACCCGTGCCCTCTGAGGCTCCGCAGGAGGCGAAAGAGGGTGCGGGTGAGGCAAGCGCGTAGCGCGCGCCAGAAGGGATTCTGGGGCCCTTTACGGGGCTCCAGAGTCCCGGTGGCACAGTTACTGCCCTTGTTGTAACTGTGCCGACTGGACCTGTGTAGTCCAGTCTATCTAAATGCGAAATAGGCATTACCGAAGTCTAAGCTTTTCTTGAGTGACGATGTAAGTTGAATGGCGCGTTAGTTTTACAAGCAACAATCAACCAAGCGAGGAAACGATGCGAAAGCGTGGAAGAATGGGTAAGTCCTTTTCGCGTAAGGTGTTCACGCGAGGTGCGCAGCGTGTACACCCTAAAAACGCCTTGCCCGATACGATTATGCGTGGCGGTATCCGCCTCTAGGCATGGCGTGTCTCTATCCCCTTCGGGGCTACAAAGCCCAGAAAGTGGGTGTTGATGGTCGGCGTCCCGTGGTGTTTGAGCGTCGGCGTGGATTTTCGGACCTGCCCGTTCCCCTTCCCTGCGGCCAGTGCGCAGGATGTCGGCTCGAACGAGCGCGACAGTGGGCGGTTCGATGTATGCACGAGGCGAGTCTGCACGAACACAATTCGTATATCACATTGACGTACGATGCCGATCATCTCCCTGCGTGGGCGTCCCTTGAGAAAGGGGCGTTTCCGGAGTTCATCCGGAGCCTACGCAAAGCTACTAACAAGCGGATTCGCTATTTCATGTCCGGGGAGTATGGCGATGAGAGGCACCGCCCTCACTATCACGCGCTGTTGTTTGGTCATCAGTTTACTGATGCTGAATTCTTGTGCCGTCGCAACGGGCATCCGGTGTACCGGTCGGACGAGCTCGATCGGGTGTGGAAGCGCGGATTGTGTGAAATCGGTTCCGTGACATTCGAATCCGCGGGCTACGTGGCCCGTTACGTCATGAAGAAGCGGCAGGCGGGCGCGCCCGACTATACCGTTTTCGATTCGGAAACGGGTGAAGTGGCGCAACGGCTACCGGAGTTCTCGCTCATGAGCCGACGGCCCGGGATCGGGCGCGGCTGGTACGATATGTACGGGGGCGAGACATACCGTGACGATTCCGTTGTGGTGAATGGTCGGGCGGTCCGCCCTCCGCGGTATTACGACAAGTTGTGCGAGGCGCAAGATGAGTCCCGGTTTGAGGAAGTGCGGCGTGAACGGCGCGCGAAGCGTGACCGATTTCTGGAAACGCCGGAAGGTCTGGAAAGCTATAAGGCGAACTTTGAAGCAAGACAAAAATTGCGAGGAGTGTGAGCCATGGTCAAAGTGATTGCGTCGATTTACGACGCCAAAGCGGAAGCGTGGATGACCCCCATGTTCTTCCTCTCGAAAGCCCAGGCGATGCGATCTTTCTCCGACGCGGTGAATGATGGCAAGTCGGATTTCAGTAATCATCCCGGCGACTATACGTTGTTTGTGTTGGGAACATTTGACGAGCGAAGCGGTGAAGTCCTGCCAGTGGCGACCCCCGAAAGTCTCGGGCTCGGAATCAACTTCAAGCACGGAGAATTGGCCCTGTGAAAATGCCATCCGTCTCGGCGCGTGCCTCGCGCTTCGCGCGGGTGCCGAAAGCCGAAATCCCGCGGTCGGTCTTTGATCGCTCGCACGGGCTCCTCACGACGTTTGATGCGGGATACCTGGTACCGGTGTTCTGGGATCTCGCGCTCCCCGGAGATACGTACAATCTCCGGATGAATGCGTTTGCTCGGCTTGCTACGCCAGTGAAGCCGATCATGGATAACATGTACCTGGATAGTTTCTTCTTTGCGGTGCCGATACGGTTGCTGTGGGTGAACTGGGAAAAGTTCAATGGTGCCCAGGATAACCCGGGTGATCCGGTCAGTAGCTACACGATTCCTCAGCAAACCGTGCCGACTGGTGGCTATGGGTCGGGAACCTTCGAGGATTACATCGGGCTCCCGACCTATATCGAGCCAGGCTCCCCGGCCTGGACAACCTCGGCGCTGTATACCCGCGCTTACAAGTTGATCTTCAACGAGTGGTTCCGGGACCAAAATTTAATCGGCAAGCTGACGGCCTCGACCGGAAACGGTCCGGATGTCGTTTCGGCTCCGGGTACGCCGCTGCAGCGGCGTGGCAAGCGGCATGATTACTTCACGAGCTGCCTCCCGTGGCCGCAGAAAGGCGATGCCGTCACAATTCCCCTGGGGGAAACCGCTCCTCTGGTGACGGTAGGGGGTGGTATTCCTCGCTTCCGCACGACTGGTGGTGAAGCGGCAGACTATCAGATTCAAGCCTCTGCGATGGGTACGACGCCAACCCTCCGGGCGGCAGGCGGGACGGGTAGTTTCTCGCAGTATGACCCGCTGCAGTGGGATGACCCCGCCCTGGCCGCTGATCTGGAAAACGCAACCGCGATGCCGATCAACTCGCTTCGCCAGGCGTTCCAGATTCAACGGATGCTCGAACGCGATGCTCGTGGTGGTACTCGGTATACCGAAGTTATTAAGGCGCAGTTTGGTGTAACCTCTCCGGATGCTCGGATGCAGCGTCCGGAATATCTCGGTGGCGGATCAGCTCCCGTCATCATTAATCCCATCGTCCAGAACTCCGCGACCGACGAGGCCGTATCTCCCCAGGGTAACCTGGCGGGTATTGGAACTGTGGCGGCGAGTGGTCATGGGTTCGTGAAGTCCTTCACCGAACATTGCATCGTGCTTGGCATGGTGTCCGTCCGTGCCGATCTGCGGTATCAGCAGGGGCACGAGCGGCAGATGTTTGCGAAAAGCCGCTATGAGATGTACTGGCCCGCGCTCGCGCACCTGGGCGA